TAATAATCCTAAAATTCATTCTGGGGTTATCTGAGTTAATCTGGATTATATCCAAAGTCCTTGGCAAATTCATCAATATCAGGATAGGTACCATCAGGACTATTAAACCAATCTGCCAGTTGGTCGACCATATTATCAACCACGACAGGTTCCATTGTACACATTCCATTCGGATGGTCCATAGGAAGGTCACCTTTTTGATATACCGTTCCATCACGGTCCATACACAAAGGGCAGGCTCGACTACCATTACTATGCCAGATATATTCCGTGATAAATGGATTTTTGTGAGTTGTTGCAATAAAGCTTTGCTGATAACCATGCTGAACCAAAGTTCTTGCCAATCGCTGAGCATTATAGTCAACCTGCTTTTTGTAAATCTTTACACCATCTTTCATACGAAGATTCCAAGGAAGTCGAGCACTTGGTCTTACATAAGATTCCAAATCCTTAGCAATCTCATAAATAGATTTATTTTCAGCAAGTCCTTTTGCCATTACCTGATAAATATCTTTGAGAGCGGCTTCATTATCACTCCAAATTCTTGAGCTTAAACTCCAACCACTTTCATAGATTTGACCGGTAATCAGATTTCGTACAATCTCATCAGGCACATAACTGAATGCTGCATTCAACCCGTCTGCAGAAAAACCAAAATCAGCAAGCCACTTAACATTATCGGCAATTACTGCATCAGCAACCGTATGAATGTTTGTTTTGATTTTTCTATATACCTCATTGGAAACTTCCTGACTTGTGGCTCTTAATTGCTTCTGCAATTCTCTGTAATATCGCTCAGACACTGGAGCACTTGCAGTGGATTTGTGAGAGTAGTAATTAGCTCTCTCACCAATCTCATCTGCCCAATCTTCATAGAGTTTGGCAATCTCTTTTTTCTGGGATGCCATAATAGCATTCCTCGCCTCTTCAGCATTCTTGAATATCAGCTTGTTGCCTGCCATTATGGCATCCTCCTTTCTCATTCTTCAGTCGTATCGATTTCTTCGATGTCCTCAATCTCTTCTTCCGGATTCTTACCACCAGAAGGATAAGGCTCATTATCGGAACCACCAGCAGGACTGAATGAACTGTCCTCAATCATCTGACGTTCCAAAGCAATCTGTTCAAGCTCTGCCTGAACCTCATCATCAGTCAAACCTCTCCACTTCTTCATATAAGCTTTGCGGCTCATAGTCTTGGATTCAACCTCAGACAAGTCCATGTTCTTTTCTTCAATCTCATCCTCAGGAATCGGAAGATTCCCAACAACAGAAATTTCGTAAGCAACAGGACTAATAACATCATCAATATATCGCTCAGTACAATTCGGATAAACCATTGCACCTTGGATAATGATGTTGACCATCTGTCTTAACTGAGGTCCCCACATCTTCATTTTCTCTTTACAACGTACAATCAAAGGCCAGTAAATCGCTTTAAGTGCTTTGCCACTTGTAATAGTAGCTTGCACCTCTTCAATGTCAGGCATATCAACCTGATTGTAAGCAGATTTCTTAACCCTTTTCAATGTCGTATCCAGAGAAGAACTGTAACTCATGCTCGGTTCAAGCATACCAACAGCAGGATGCGGCTTGTCAAGGTTCTGGTCAGAACCAAGGTCCCACAAAGCACCGGCAGCAGTGGAAAGATTCTTGGTAGAATTAGATTCCATATCAATCGTATACTTAGTGGGGTTCATGCTCTTTCGCTGAGCATCAATATCTGCATTGGACAATTTACTATACCAAGATTCATCGTCCTGCAAAATTTCAATTTCAGATTCACCAGTATCTTCACCGGTCAAACCATCATTGATAAAGATAGTTGCCGGAATCATTGGCATCAAAGTTTCCTGATACTCAGTAACAACCTCAAGCTCCTTACCGGCTCCATCATAAAGAATCTCCTCAAGGTAAACCACATCATCCACAAGCTCAAATTTCTTTTTGAAAATTCGCTTCTCACTCAATGTGATTGAATTCTTTACAATGATAAAACACACAAACTTGGTGAGCACATTCGGGTTACCAACCTTCGTGTCATAGATGAACTGTGTACTCGGCAAAAATGTAACCGTTACACCATCATCTTCATTGAAGTTTACCAAACCGGCGACTCGCTTACCAATGAAACAGTCCTTAGCAGCCTTAATCAAAGCTTCCTCAAACTTATTGGCATCCAAAATCGTTTTGACCAAGTCATTCATGACAGTCAATGCATTCTTTGCATCTTCAGTAACCTTACCGACATCGCCCTTAGGTTCAACCGTAATATCAGGTGGCTCAGCAAAGAGGAATCTCGCTTCCTTGTTGATGAGGGAAGCAGCCATCTTATAATTAAGCTTGGCAGGTACATAGTCACCATTTGTTCCCTCTACCGTAAAGCTTGCACCTTTCTTATACACCTTATAGTATTTACAGATTTCAGTCAGCTCGTCCAAAGTGTCCTTTGCACCACCACTGATTTCTGCATTTATCAATGCATAAGGAATACGGTTGAAAGCAGTCAAGATTTCTGTGCTATTTTCGGCCGCTTGGACCTTAGCTTCTTCACTAGCCATCTTCCATTACCTCCAGTTATTTTACTCTGAACTTCTGTCCAACGTAAATCAAATTAGGATTGGCAATATTATTCCACTTCACAATCTGATTCACAGTAGTCCCATACTTCTTGGCAATCTTCGAAAGCGTATCACCCTTTACAACAGTATAATACACAATAGAAGACGCGTTGTTCTGCTTAACCAGCTCGTTCACTCTTTCCTGAACTTTAGCATAATCATAACCTGCATTTGTTAGAGCTGTTTTGCGTGCATCACCATTGCCCCACTTACCAGCTAACACTTCTTTTGCAAGCTCGTCAATAGACTTAGTAGGAGTAGATGTCTTGCCGGAAACAAGTTCATTCACTCTGTTTTGAACAACACTGTAGTCATAACCTGCAGCAGTCAATCTTTGCTTTCTGTCATTGCCATTACCCCATTTGCCATTGATAACTTCTTTAGCGATTTCATCAACAGTCTTGGCACCAGTCGCAGGAGCAGAACCATCAGACACATCTTCATTGTCATAGTTAGGATAACCATACCACAAATTAGATGCACCATTCTTATACTTACGATACGCAACCATATTGGACGTATTTCCTTCGATTGTATATACATAAGTGTTATCAAACGCATACACAATACCTGTGTGAGAAAGAGTGTCCTCAGAATTGCCAAAGAAGATTTGGGCACCAATTTTAGGTGTTCTTCCTGCCTGACCTTTATTCTTATAGAATCTGTAAGAATACTTACATCCGGCACCGGTTGATTTCTCGGGCTGGCAAAGAAGTTCAAGCGCTTTTGCATAACCAAATGCGGTCAAGAAGCACCAATCAACGAACATGTCACACCAAGCAAAACCATTCTTCTTACCATTATACCAGTTAGGATATTTCTGGTCGAAGTCTCTTGCATACTTAGTATAATTGCCATCACCTGCATTTGCAGATTTGCTATCAAGCTGCGAATTGGTTTCCTTTTCTTTATAATCAACTTCAGCCTTAGCAATTGCAATAACCTTTGAAGCAGTAACACTCATTTTGTTTTCCTCCTCTCCATCAGTATTTAACAACATACTCTCATCAAAGAGAGTGTCCATGTCAACGTTACCATTGATACCGTTAACCTTACCAGTACTGCCCGTTTGCTGAATTACACAATCAACATCAGGACTACCGGTATAATCAGCCAACCAAAGATGAGCTCGATACTCACTCAACTGTGACCAATCATAATAGTTCTTGTAATAGTCAAGATTCGAATAGATACCAAGCTTTTTGCAACCGGCAGCTTTCAGTGTCTCAAGAAACTCTTTAGTGTATTGAGTACACAAAGCTTTGGTCACCTTAGTGCCTGCCTTAGTCCATGTATCATATTCCAAGTCAGCAAAAATCCAGGTGTCAGTTGGGTCAAGACCTGCATCTTTCATATTGGCAATACATGCATTCGCATTCTCAGCCGGAGTTGCACCATCAACATAGATGAAATGATACACACCAAGAATTGGAATGCCTGCAGCTTTTGCATCTTTTACATATTCCTTGAAGCAGCCATCAATAGCTCGTCTATATCCTTCTCTAAAGATACAAAACTGAATACCATCAGCTTTTACTTTATTAAAGTCCACATTGCCTTGCCACTTTGATATGTCAATGCCTTGTTTTCCCATGGCGTCGTTTTCTCCTTTCCGTCAGCATATACTTAATCATATACCAACATTGTTCAAGAGTACCGACTTTACGATACCCCATAACTACTCACCTTCGTCATCGTCTTCGACAATAACTTCGCCTTCAATCATCGTAGAGCTGTTAGCATCAACGAGCCCTTCACCAATGATGTAAGCGATGAGTGTTGCACCAGCCATAATAATCGCTGCAACCTGAGTTACCTGATTATCACTTGCTCCTGCCGCAATCATAGTAGGGGAAATAAAACCAACAACGGCTGCCCAAAACTTACGGCTTGTCAGTTTCTTCTTCCAATCGATTTTGTTCATTGCATGTTCCTCCTTTTTATTATTTAACCAGCCTTACTATTGAAGTCCTTCTGCTTGACATCAGCAACTGTCACGGTATCAAGTGCATACCAAATAGCTGAGAAGCTGTGAGGGTCAATATTGAACTGGTCATAAATCACATTACCTTTTGCATCTTTCTTGTAAGTCAAATCCTTAAGCTCACGAATAACATTCTTGCATTTAGGGCTGACCACAATCTTTCTGAATCGTTTTACCTTACGAGTATTAGACAATCTCGAACCTGCAAACTTATTCCTACAACCACGAATCTTGAATCCATTCTGTCTGTAGTAAGTGATTGCTTTAGGGTCCTCATTATCTGCCACAATCGTTTTAGCATAACCTGCATTATTCAGGTCATTCAATCGTTTCCTTAGAGCTTGCATCTCTGGCTGATTAGCAAACACATCATCTGTCACATGATTCATGTAGATTTCATCCCATACATAAAGTATGGAGTTTTTCAGGTCTACACTCATGCACACAACAGCATTGAAGGATTCCTCAAAACCAAAGTCAAATCCAAAGTACTGATTCTCAGGACCAAGCTTAGCAATAGCTGCTTTGAACTTGCCCTTATCATGAGCCACCAAGAACTGAGGCAATACTCTCGTACCGGTAGCACCGAATCTTCCCCAACGAGCAACCATATACAAAGGATAGTCATAGTCCTTGAGCTGGTCAAGTCTCTTAAGATATTGCCAAGGCAACCAAGGATTATCATCCGGTGTACTGTGGTGGAAGTATGTACCATTATGGATTATGCATCTCTTCTCATAAAACTTCTTCTCATCGACCATTACATGTTCTTGGCCTTCATCATCCAGTCTTACAAAGAAATGTCTATACACCCAATTGTCTCTTCCGATAGGGTTACAGCTTAAGATGAAGTGCATACTTACGTTTGGTGTACGAATACGACCAAGCAACTCTTTGTAACCTTCATACTTAATCTCAGAACACTCTTCCAACCAGACAATAGAAACACCATTGATAGACTTTACCTTTTCAGGCTTGTCCATTCCCTTAAAGATTATCTGACTGCCATTCTTAAACCTGAACCTTAGTGGACTCTTAAGTGCCAAGACTTTGTTTTGCCTTTGCTTGAACTCTTTAGGGTCAGTAGTCAATAGACCCATATCATCAAGTATCTCTGCAATCAAGTCATAGCAAGATTCCTGAATAGTGTCAAACACCTCTCTAATGACCAATGCTTTTCTCTTCTCCTCTAAGAGCTTTAGGATTATCTTAAATGCAATGTGATATGACTTACCTGAACCATACCCACCAATTAGTAAGTATCTCTCATAGTCCCAATCAAATAGAAAGTCCTCGAATGCCGGGCTAACCGCTTTTGTAATCTTCATAGCTTAGTCCTCCCATTCTTCATCTTCGTCTTCCCAATCATCAGGCCAATAGTCCAGGTCTTCATCGTTTGCTTCAGACTCC